GCTCAATGTCTCGAAAGTCGCAAGTGTGTCAAAGCGCCATCGTGGCACTCAATTGTCGCGCAACACCGCGGCTATGAGCCCGGGTGAACGGATCTCAATCAAACCGGTGCGTTCAAACTCATCCCACACGGCGTTGATCTCGTCGCGCAGCTCGCCCATGGTGTAACCGTATCGCACGGCGATCGTGGCGCGCTCATGGTCAATGTCGACGCTATATTCGGCGTCCGCCACGAGCTCTGTGTACCTGCGCCTAACGCACTGCTCACAATCCGCATCCTTAAGCGGTCCAGGGCCGGCCGCGTCATACGCTCGCTGAGCCCATATCATCAACAAAGTACTGTGCGCCGCCTCCGCGCGAAGGCTCAACGCCTTGCTGCGCAACATGACGTCGGGCCTATGCCCAGGCTGGCACAGGCCGAACCTTGCGATGACACGTCCGAGCTTGGGTGAAGCGCAAACGTTGCGATACGCGTCAAAAGTGGGATACGACGAGCAAAACTCGGCGTTGTGATATTGAAGAAAATCGCCCACTTCCACCCCGAGTTCGTCGACAAACTCGTATTTGATGCCAATTTGGCCGCCGACGTAGTGTAGCTCGCGGGCGAAAGGGGATTGCCCGTCGACAACGGGACCGTCAAGGTCGACACAAGTCAACAACGCAGTCACTGCAATCGGGCAGTTGGACACGCAATTCTTTTGAATGGTATCACAATCTCCCGATGCCACGTTGGCGTCGACCTTATAGTAAATGCCCATAGTAGTGTAGCCTTCACGGTCCAATCCCATCTCACAAAGCGCAACGACCAACTGGTCCGCGCCCAACTTCGCCCACAACTTGTTGCCTTTGCTCAACAACTGGCGGCGAGCGTGTGCATCCCAGCGGACGGCGTCGACGGAATATATACGGCGCCCATCGCACACCAGCAGGTCGTCTCCGGTAACCATGACGACCTTATGACCTGCGTGTGCGTGCGCCATAAACTTGGCAAAGCTCTCCGACTTGGTACGTCCAATGCCAAATATGACATACACATCGCGAAACTGGCGCGTCCCATCGCCCACCTCCGCCATGACTTGCGCCAAAGACGCGAACCATGGCCCGCCGGCGACGAGCACAACGGGTTTGGACTGTTGTATCCCACGCGGATCCTTGTCGCGCGCAGTTTGTTCGGATTTCAACATGAGCGACTTGCGCAGGTTGGTGTACGCCTTCTCCTTGCGCGCGCGCTGACAACGCATCATGTACGGGACGACATTCCATGCGTCGGCATGCAGATCCGACAACGCCTGCGCCAATGTGGCGCGTCGTGATGGCTTAAACATCTTAAGCCAATCGTTCACTTCGAGCGAAT